GGTACGGGGGGCGCATTTTTTTTTTTTTTTTTTTTTTTTGGGAAAGGCACCGGCGCCACAACCAGAAGGTTAATTGGCGTCGGACCCGTTTGAAACTTTTACCCCAGTGGTCTTGTAAAAAAGCCCGGTTGCCCGGGTAAAAAATTCTGATACAAGGTCAGTTTCACACGGGCCCCTTGCGGGGTACTCGCACACACACACTAACAGCGTGGTGTCTTCCATCACTACATTAAGGCAGCGATAGGCCGCAATCGACAAAGCATTAAGGCTTACGATTGCTACTTGACAGATAATTCGCCCCCAGTTAAGGGGGCACGCGTACCGTCAAGAGACGCGTAAAATTGGGGTGCACAGGAAATGTCCCAGTGAGAAATCCTCCCCCACCGAGTAAGAGGTCACGACCCGGGCCGTTGGCTGAAATCCGAAATCCACTCTCAAGGCATGTGCTGAGTGGTTTTGGGGATCGGTCGATCTAGCAAATCCGAAACGGGTGGAATTGTTCCAGGGCACTGTGACTTTGAGCGAGGGGTCGAGACGCGGGTTGTAGTGGTCGGCCGATCTGAACGAGTATAAGACTCCTGGAAAGGTGGTTGATGCCAGTGACACGGTTGACGCGTTGTCCGTTCGCGTGGCCCTGGCGAATGAGGGGTGAACTAATCCAGCACCGTGTTCAAAGGTCATCTCGACATTCATGGAACCCTTGAAGGTGAGAAACGCCCTCACGAAATACTCGAACATGTTGGGGGTGAAGCGATCGACGGAGTTATCGGTATTTAAACGCACTCTGTACTGGAAGGGAAAGTAAGGCACCTTAAGAACGGAGTAACCCGCTGTCGCACTCAGGACGGCCATGGAATAGACATTCCTCATGTCCAAGCACTGCTTGATATCGTGACATAGTTCGTGAAAATGATCTTCAGATTTGTTGGCAATCATCGCTGGCCCATGCATTATCGAAGTCTGATCCAGATCGTTCTGATTTGTGACGAGCACAGGCAACCCCTTGACAGCGGTCCGAACCGCGGCGGTGTCTGCCTTCAGCCAGGTTAGTTGCGTGGCGGTAAATGTGGAAGTCGCCGGCACATAAAAAACATTGTCAGTAGAATAAGAGAAGGCGTGGTGGCGTCGATCTGAGCCCGTGGGAGGTAGGACACAATTACCATCCCGAGAGCTATTCATAATGATGGGGTTGCCCGTTGACGTCGCGATATAGGACAGCACGACGTTGCTCAGGAGTACATGTTCGGGATTGACTCGGATCCTGAAGTAGACATTTGTCCTTCCCACAGGTATCTGATTGGTGGAAAGAGGTCCAATAGCACTACCGTTAGGCTCATAGAAGTTCAGGAACGGCTGGAGATCGATGAAGTTAGGTAACTCCGGGGGGTGCTTTACAGTGGTCCTGAGCCATTTAGGGATACGCAAAATAGCCTTCGATACCTCAAATCTGGTGGTAGAGCTCAAAATCAAATCGCGTTGAAAGCGAAGGCCGTTATTTAACGGTTGTAATACCAGGTCCGTGGTAGCCGTGATTCCTGTCAAAGTGGCGTCAATTTCGACCGGAACAGGAGTGTTAATCGTGGTCAATTTGACGGGGCCTCCACCCTGAACGAAACCCCGCAGACGGAAGACATAAGGATAGTCCTCAGCCAGGGGGATGTCCCGGGCCAAACTGAGTGGTTCGTAGACGTCTGAAATTAACTTGTCCATGTTGACATCGCTGAAAACTGACGGCATCGTCTGATCGAAGTAATTCGTGTACGGGGCGGGTAGGGTGGTCGCTCGGGTCGTCGGGCGAAAGGCCAATAATAACGGCTCCTCACAAATGTCCACGACCCTGGTCACCGCCAGAGTCGGGTTGGCTACCGCGGTCTGCACAGGGGGGTCCACAGGTCTGATTATTGCCGCACCTTCTTTTACGTTGTTCTTCTGCGGGGACATACCTACTAGAGGTTCTCTAAGCAGGGTCAACTCAATATCTTTTGACATCCTCTGGTAAACGTTAATTGTCACCGAGGATTCAGAATCCTGGGAAGGTATCATCAACGGCGAAAACACGGACATGGTAAGCACACCGTTCGCGTAAGAAGATGGTGTGTTGTACTCTCCCGTAGTTTGGTTGGAGATTTGGGCCATCGCCGACACAGTGGGAAGGAAGGGGGAACTCTGACCCCAACCTATTTTGGCTACGTGTGAAGTCTTCTCCCCAATGTCCATAACGACCATATAATTCTTGTTGTACTCTCCGTTGGTACGCGTGTATAGAGGGTCCCACACGAACAGGAGCTTGCCACGGTGGTTGGAGGAGCATACCACTTCGAACCGATATTCACACGTTCCCCTCCACCATGTGAAAGGGAGGGACACCCAGCACGAAGGGGTCACATGGTGTTCCTGGTTGGGGGCAACGCCCTCGGTCAAACCGTGAAAGGGTGAACATCGAAAGGAAGCCAAAGGCATATCGTGAGGGGTGGTGGAACTCCAATTGAATGATCCGATGAAACTTTCCCGATTGGCTAGCGACGCAAAGGATAGGTCCTGTCTCTCGGACCACATTGACGATGGGTCTGTCGAAAGATCGGAGCGGTCTTGTAGGGAGAGATTGTGGACATCCTTAGCAGCGCTAACAAAACCTGTTTCCATTCTTGTGTTGAGCGCCGACTCGTTGACCACCTTAAGGAGCGGCAATGAGTGTGTAGTGGGCATGCACAATTCCAAGTCGGTGAAGTGGGCCATAACCGTGATCGTGCAGGGCTGGTCACCGCCGTTGGCCATGGCCAGCGGGACAATGGTTCTCATGTATAGCCTACCGAGTTGGGTCATCTCATCAGATAGGAGGTCCACGTAATCGCGATTGAATATGAAAGGAAGGATCATTTCTCCTCCTTGGGATTCGCGGGGAGAGAGGACGACCCTGGGCCGTTGGGAGAATTCGACAAGATCTGCTTCCGATGTGGGTTCGTATTCCGTCATCTCATCGTGAAGAGGTAGCGGAAGATATCCTAGCCAGACCTCACCCGAGTGGAACTGATTCCCGTCGATTAATACCTTGATGTGAACCTTACCTCTGAAAAAACGGAAGAATTCCATCTTGTTGCGTATGACAGGATTCGCCATGAGCAGCGACCACGGGTCAAACACCGAATTCAAAATGGAACCAACCGACCAGGAAAACGTCTTCAACCGTACGGGGCGAGTTTGTACTGTCATGGGGGTGTCGTGGGTTTTCACAGTTCCTGCAGCCGGGGAACTGGTGGCGGCCACAGCCATTACATCTGCTGTGGAGGATGGAGTTACAAACTCAATGTTGTTTTCTTGATTTTGGTTTGAGACACTTATCAATTCCAAGGGTAGAGCCATGTCAGTCTCGTCCTCTGCACCAATTCCATCAACTGAATGCCGGCTAATCCCCTGGTGAGAGATCATAGCAGGTAATCTTTCCAGCTCACGTGTAGCTCTTGCATCATGCGGGTCTACAAGTCCCTTTTTCACCATCCCGTGGTAAAATCGGTTTCTCGCATCTTTTATCTCTTCTGTGGAGAGATGAGTGGGGGCCCTCTTCCGCATCACCGCGAGATAGTGTGCGTAAGATCCGGATAGGGCTCTGGCGTGTATGTGTAACCGGTCGGCCTCTGTGCAGGCATTCAACAACCTCGTTCTCATGTCATTGAACACATCTTCCCCGTGCAGGACGAGTTCTTCTAGCACCGTTCGGATAATATTGCGTTCCACAACGGAGGGGCTTTCCTTGGAGGGAAGCATGCAATGTAAGGAGCGGGATAGAGACTTGAGAGACAAGGGCCCGACGATCCTATTGAAATCATCCGACCACACAAACCCACGTTGGCAACATGACAGCTGAAACAACTCGAGACCATCCTCCACAGCAGAACCCTTCTCTGAACTTGTGATAGTGACTCCCTTGCACATGAACCAGAGAGTAACGAAAGACATGTTGAACCCCCTCAAGGTACAGGACATGAGACTGTCGTCACCGATTGAGCCCAACTTCACATTACAATTGAAATCAGCTAAGAGGTCTGAGACCTCATCCTCCGTCAGCTCGTTCATCTCGTCCCTGACATCCTGCAGTATTGTGGACGTTAAAGTTCGTGGGTCCAGGAGGCGTCTCAGGATCAACTTCAATGCCACGTAGGCTTCGCGAATGCGTAATTGGACTCCTGCGATGTTGTTCTGGGTAATGGTCAGCTTATTGCCGCTCGTGTTTAGAGCCATCCAAAGGACCTCTCCGTACAAATTGAGGAAGGGGACAGCCAATTCCATCCCACATTTCCGTATATACGACACGTGTTCGGGAGAAGCGCCCAACGCCTCGGCCAGCCTGGCTAACACCTCGGTCGTTGCCTCTAGCTCCTGACTATTGAAGGAGAGATCCATCTTCTTGGTGTCCGCATCCAGGAAAGTGACCTCTGATCCTTCCATACACATGTGGTCGTAAGCAATATCGTGCCAGTCCTGGGACTGGTAGGACACTCCTTCGTAGTGGCGGCTTGTCAACGGTATGGCTCTGAGCATCCCAATGATATCGCCAAAGACCATCGTTTGCGCCACATGGTGGGCCATAGACTGGGAGGTAACGGTGCGTCCAGAACCATTGCCGGATTCGATCTTACTCAAGAGTGTTGGGTCATCCTTGATTGCTGCCTGCACGATGGTGTTGCATGTTGTACCTCTATCCCATGATCTGAAAATATGAATGATCTCCTTCTTCAATTCGGGGGTGCAAGAGGGAATCAGATCAGGATAATCTATTACCGCCTGATGCGTACCTACACTGTGTGACGACGGCGGAATCGAATCTACGACTGCACCGGCGTCGTCAAACTCAGGAAGTTCCATCCCTGCCTCCTCCTCATCGGGGAAACGTGACTTTATCACCCGCATGTACTTCTTCCCTGGACATCCACCTCCGCAAGCCTTATTCAGGGACATGGGCTTGACGAAATTATTATCTGGGATACCACGGAGGGCCTCATCGTAGGACAGCATCCTGGGTTTCATGCCCAGAGACTTCATCTTCGGAACCAGACCATTGACATAGTGGGAAATGAGGGCATCGTTCACCCCCTTGCCTCTGGGGTAGGCACCTCTTGATCCGTAGATGAGCGCCTGCGCAGCGGCTCTATTTGAATTAAGCGGGGGAGGTCCATGAAGACGTGGGATGCCATTAGCTTCAAGGTGGGGAGACAAAGGAGTGATGTAGACTTCCGATCTGGCTGTGGCACGTGTCGAAGCGTCATGACCGAAGACCATTACACACGGGGGGGTGGCAGTGCATTCAGGACCGTCATTCGCCGCTCGGATGAAACGTGTGCAAACCCTCGGCGATGGCTCATCTGCCTTCACACGTGGGCAGGTGGGTATCTTGTTATCGAAGAAGACGTTCTCAAACATGATCGACTCGTTCTCATTCTTGGTGCAGGAAGCGAGAAAACAGTTCCAGGAGTTCCTGTCCACAATTGACGCATACGTTGTGGTGGAGTCCAAAATTCTTGACACATGAAAGCCAATGAGGGTTGGGTTCTCAGTTGTGATAAGAGGGCTACCACAGTCGCCTGGGTGAGTCATGGCTGTTTGCTCGCACTTGTAGCCGTACGAAGAACGGGTCTCGGTGTAGATTCTTGTGTACGATGCGAAACATTTCATTATCCTGCCTGGTGCATGCAAAGAAGCCTCACCCACTTCGCTCGGATCCTCGCCCGACTCGGCATAGTGGGTGTGGAAATCATGCTCCAACAAACGGTGGATCGATCGGTAGGGGTACCTCGTGCCAATCAAAGCAAAGCACATGTCTGTTTCCTCTCCATTGTATGTGATGCGATGGATCTTGTTAATCACGGTGAGAGATTTACCGATGTCGAAGGCCAGTGCATACGTGGAGTTCACCCTCACCTCGTCCTTGTGAATTGGTAGCAATAACACGTTCGAGGTCATGAAAATTGCCCTGACGCGCCCGCTCGCCGTCTTGGTAACGGAATCCCAATTGCTCAGAGTCACCGTGTTCTGGGCAATGCAAGAGGAGATCTGCTCTGAGGTCATGGTCCGTATCGCGTGGGGAACTCTCAGATTCATGTCAATGGCTTTCCTTGGAAGCCAAATGTCGGGACCCTTTGCCTTGCGAACGAGACTTTCAGCAGATTTCGGCTCAAAACCCTGATCATCGACATGAGGGGCTGACATTTCGCTAAGTGAATCATCGGCATCCAAATACACAACCGGCTCCCGGCGCTTTCGAACGGGGATCTCGGACGTTGCATCCACGGGAGGAGGATTCCTGGATCGACGGGTGTAAATGCACGCCGAAACGGCACCCATGACACCGATAAACACGGCCAGATCCGCGTAGGACGTGTCCCAGTACCGGGCAGCTGGTGCGGCCTTCGCATCTGGGAATAGTCGACGCGCGACCCGGTTCGAAATCCCCTCGACCGAGAAGGTCATGGTGAGCATGAAGGAAGTGAGAATAAAGCAAGGAATAGCTCCTGCCCATATTGAGGCCGCACCGACGCAAAACGTCGTATAGAGATTAAACGGGTAAGTCATCATGCTTCCCATCCCCTTGCTCGCCACACGTCGTGCTATCACAGTCGCTGAGCACGGGATCCGTGTTTCACCTTCCGGTGGATCTCCGTCGGGCCAGAGAGCTGCCTTGAGAAGTTGACTTTTCGCACTCCGCGGCGCGTCATTCTCATTCAGAATGGGAGGGATGACGTTGACTGGTAACTCTTCCAGCTCAGGCAAGCATGATTCACAAATGTCACTTGGTGCTTCCTGGACAATTTCACTGCGTCGTGTGACCAGATCGTCTTTGGAGGGGCGGGGGAGTGTGAGTCTAGCTATACCGTGAGCAATTTCATTGAAAGCTTTCCCCCACCACAGGCCAGCTGGACGCGGAGGGTCTTCGACGGTGGCCGGGCAGAACGCAGCCCCTCTCTTTAGACACATGCAGGATTGCCACGGGTTAGCGCAACGTAGACAGAGAGTCTGGGAGCGGGTGTCACTCAGCCCAGAATTGAATTTTCGGGACGCTGCCAGTCTCTTCCGGGCCCGATCATACATCCACTTGCGCCACTGGGCCATGGTGAGAGGTTTTTCCGTCAAGTATCGGGTCATAAACTTGCGTCCGGTCCCGCTGTCGTCGCCTTGTTTGTCCATGGTGACGATTGTGTACGGAGCTATCAGGTAAGTATCCTCGTCCGGGACCCATTTCTTGTCAAACTCGTTCCACACGGTGCCACACTTATCAGGGTCGGGGACAAAGTGATCGCCATGTTCCGACTTCATCCCACATTCCGGCTTCACGGAAACTTCGTAGAAGTCGACACGTCGCGCAGAGGCTCCTGGATCCCTGACTCTTGCCAACCCAAAATCCTTCTGATTACACGCAAAAACACCACCAATGAGGAAATTCCATGTGATGCCCTTCTTCTCTAAATCAGGCATATTGAACTGGGAAGGCAAAGTGTCGCACAATCTCGCAGTGTCAAAGAACACATCCTTGGAGTCGCCCTTGACGACAATATTGTCGTGTTCGGTAACCTGTAAAACCTTCTTCGAGCTGGTCGCCCCAGTGTGCCACCCGTTGGGTTCCGGAGAGCAGTTCCATATGTCACTGGGTTTGATTGGGGTGTCGTAGGCCAGTGATAAAACCCGTATGTAGACCTCCGCGCACATAGACTTCCCGACGCCAGGCTTACCATATAGGCCAATCATGTAGGGCATGTCTTTCTCGGTTCTCGATCGTACGGCCATCGTAATAACCGTGTTCAATTGTGTTGCCCTGGTCAAAAATCCCACAAATGTCCCCATTGCGGCAGGCTTCACGGCCTTGTTGCGAATCAACGAGTGGAGATCCTCAACGAGTTTCTTGACATCCCGCTCGTAGTCATCTGTTGAAGGAACGTTTGGATCTTCCTTCCTCATAACATCTAGACACCCGCTCTCGTAACCATTCTGGTATCCGGCCAGACGTGCCAATCGGGTCTGTACGTCAAGAGGGTTAACCAGTACCGAGTAGTCAACACCATCCCACAGAGTCGCGCTTATCATTAGGGTGGTGTCAATCACGGTGCATATTCTGCTAATTATGGAGATCATGTCAGTCTTATGTACGTTGAAGGCGCGGTTGAGAACCTCCTTGTAAAGGTAACTAGGAGGGACGAGATCGTCTGATGCCGGCAACTTGCCCTTCATTCCCCTTCCAACAGGGGTGGGCGGTGCGATGGTAAAGAAAACAATTAGGGCAGTGACCTCATCAAGCAATTCGAGTATGGGGATCTCCTTGATCTTTTCCTCAAGACCAATTCCTTGTCTAGCTACAGTCCTCAGCACGTCTATCCCCGAGCGTAACATAGCGAAAGGATTTGTGGTCACGGCGTCACCCTCGTCCTTGACCCTGGGCGCGCGAGGAGGGATCTCCACGATCGTAGGGGTTGGTGAAGGTGGTCTTGCTAAAAGGTCTGGCATGTTCTCAGGGTACTCAAACTCGATACTCTCCTCTTCCACGGGTGATAGGGTGGCCTTCTTCTTGGATTTCTTCTCCTCCGGGGAAATCGAGCAAGTGCCATCTAAACTGACGGATAGGCGGTCAAGAACGGGACGTACCGATGCTGTTTCCTTAATTCCATTGTGGCGGAGAACTAGTGACTCGAATCGCTCCTTGATGAACTTCTCGATCTTCTTGGTACCATCGACCTTGCCGTTGACGAAGCGATGTATAGTCGCCGCGTCAGCTGTGTACGAAATGAACTTCCCTATTTCGAAAACCACGTCAGTCCAGGTGGGGGCGTCAATCAACGTGACACAAAGGACTGCAATCTTCTGGGCAAAGATGGCGGACCGGAGAAGGGTGGATGGTCCATCGTCGGGCACATGAAGCGACTCCGTCAACAATTCGGGGTCATTCCTGAGATATGTCTCCCATATGGTGGGATATCTATTAACGACTACCCCCGGATTAAAAACCATCATTGTGGAGAACATTTCCTCATAAACTTGATTCACCGAGTCCGGTGACCCGGATCTCACTTTCTTCTTGTAGAGGCGCCGAACTTCCCTAATCGATTTTCCGACCTCTACGGCCACCAGGGATATAACAACCTCCCGGACGATCTCGTGTGGGTTCTTAATTTCCTTCAAGAAACCGCCCGCTTCAAGGGACAAGAAAGCGGTTAAAGATCTTGAACTCGTTTTCTCCACGTCCACAAGGGAGGCAAAAAGAGTCATCGCGCGGGAGTTCATCAAATTCATACCCGTCTCGTTGATGACAGGAGGTTTGGCCTCGCGTCTCGCAGCGACGGCTTTGACAAGGGCCTCAGATTTCAGCTTGTTCTTGTGGCGTAAATTCTGCACCTCCCGTTCCAACTTTCTCACCTTTTCCTCATCGCGTTTCAATCTTTTGGATTTGGCGAAATCCTTGGGGTTCTCATCAACCACCGGTGGGAGCGGATTGGTGGTGGGTACCCAGGGTTTAGCGGCTGGCGAAAGTTTTGAGGCGACGTACTTTTCGTGGGTCGTTCTTCCATCCATCTGACGGTCAAGAAGCAGGTGATGTGGGCAGACAGAATCAAGTAAATAGGATTCGTTAACGACGGCCAAGCCGGAATTGCTATAGGCAGAGGTCTTCGTGTTAACAGAGTATTCGTAAGTACGTTCTCGTTGTCCTCGAGACGTCGCTTTCATCCTTTTATTCTTGATCTTATTGAAGTTGCGCATAGACGTCATCACTTTGTGTGAGACGGCGCTCTCCTTGGTCATTTTCCGACCAGGTCCCGACGCAATGCGGGGAACGTACGTTTCGTTGCGAATCTTAAATAATGATTTCACAACATCCACAGTTTCGGTTTCCTCTCTACTGTAGATCTTCGCCCTCTTGTTGTGGGCGGGGGTTTGGGTAACCATCGTGGGTTCCCTGGTGGCTGAGGCAGTTGACGCTCCTCGAGCAGGACCACATCCCTTTGCAAACATATCGTTATTACTATTAATTTTAGTCATTTTGATTGTCGGGGTGTTTATAGTCTATTTTTATGGTCTCACTTCTGACCACTTTTCTAAAATCTTTCTTTCGACACATCATATTCATTTGATCTTTAACCTTTTATCCCATCCGCGTGGGCGTCCCTTCCGAAGAAAGTCAGGATCAGTTTTCTCACAAATAGGATGGATGGGTCCTATCATCTCTCGTCTTCATATCCCCACAACACACAGCGTCAAACAATGTGAGGTGAGTTAGCTCTCCACAGTCTGCTTTAGGAGAGTTAATACAAAAGTATCCGTGTTCGGAACGGAATACCGATAGATGACCCCTTTTCCAAAATACTACTTCTCAGTCAGGTGGTCTGAAGTGTCCGGCAATTTGCAGCCGAGACTCCCTAGTTTGTTCCCTCAATGAGGACGGTGGACATGGTTAACCACCCGTTTTGGTGTGTGTTTGCGAACTCAAAATTTGTGGACATGAGTTCGTTCCCTCTAAGAGGACGGTGGACATGGTTAACCACCCGTTATGGTCTATGTTTTTCTAACTTAAATAGGTATGTAGCACCTGTGCGGGGGGGGTGACCGTACTCGGTCGGCGAGCCTAGGGCGGGGTGTGACCATTTTTGCTTAGGGCGGTCTACCCTGGTTCTACCCAATGGGTTACGTGCTCTTTCTAACGTCATTTTGGCTTTGTGTTCCCAATGGAGTCTCTATCCCGGAGAGTCCGCCTGCCATGGGTGGCAGTTCCTAAGTCGGAACGTTCAGGTGAAATTATGTCGAGATTCACATGTGCTGGGCACATGCCACTCTTACACTTTTCATCCTAGTGATCCGACAAAAACCAAGTGATTTATATGTGGGTACTATGGGGCGATTGAACGCCGTTCCAGTAGCACCCTCCACACAACCACTTAATTCCTGTCCGGGAAACAATGATAGTTCAGGTCTGAGCAAACCATATCATTGTGCATAACGGAGTTGAATTCCTTGCTCAGGGGAATCCAGCAATCCCAATAACCGAAGTTACCGGTGTGTCTCGTAACTAATTCGACACAAGGACCTCATATAACATGCATGAGG